GTATGGCCATCAAGATTGCTGACCTGCGCAAGAGCTTCCCACTCAAGTGGAAGGCCATGGCCAACATCACTTGTATGAAGCCAGTATGATTACAGCATTGCTGGTAACAGGTTTAATACTTTACACACTCAAAGGAAGGAAAATCATGGCTACAAAGAAAACAGTAAAGAAAGAAACCACAGTGCAGGATAAAATCCCCGGCCAAGTGGTTACCAAATACGGCACGTTTCAGCTGAGCACAGATGGCTCCATCGTGCAGACTGGGTTCGTCAAAGACGTGGCCAAGCATACCGGTTCCATGACAGCCGAACAGGTTGTAGCTGATATTCGGAGCCAAGCATGAACATCCATTTTACTGTAGAACATGATGTTGAAATGGAGTCCTTTGTACTAAAGTGTGCTGATGATCTGATTATCTTACGTGCTGAGACATTGGAAGAAGCTATCAATGAGGCACAGGAGATTGTAGAAGAATGGGCGTAAGATAGACTATATACCCCACAATACCGGGCCGTTGGTCCGGTATTTTTTTGACTATGTTTTTGCAAGTGTGTTATAATACATACATGCGCACATTTTCCAATATTGAAGAATACATAGAATTTATAGCAGGGTTTCGTGACGCAGTCACTGGTAGACTGAATACCTCCTGGTTATTTGGCACAGAGCCGGCCATCAGTCTGGCCAGATACGACACTGATGTTATCAATAACATGGCTGTGGCTGTGTCCAGCAATATAGCATTGACCACTCGCCAGGCTGACTTGGCCTGTAAGATTATATTAAAATATCGACGCCAGTTGAACAAACTGGGCATAGATGTTGAACCTGCAGAGTCACCAGTTTATCGGATACCACTCAGGCAGATGGATTATACACAGCGAGTCCTGCGATCTGATGATCAAATTTTAATACATTTTCCTTTTAACGACAAACTCATTGACGAAATTAGAAAATTCTCTCGGGACAGTCAGGGTAAAGTCCAATGGGATCCGAAAACAAAAAACTGGTCAGCTCAGATAACTGAATACAATGTCAGTTGGATATACACCTGGGCACAGGCCAATCAGTTTGAGATTTCTGCAGAAGTGTGTGAAATGTTTCAGAAAATACAAGAGTCAGAACTGACACCCTACCTTATTGAATTGACACTAGTGGGTGATCAACTATCAGTCACCAATTCCACTGACAGTTTGCGTGATTATGTCACCGAACATCTGGATGGCTGGGGTTTTGATAATGTCCTGAGATTGATAGATCAGAGTAGCACACTGGGGTATACTGTTAATCCAGATCTGGAAACGGCCATTAGGCAAGAGTATGGAGATAGGTTTTACAGCCTGTTGACCAACCGGGAGATCAAAATCAGTTCTGATGACCTGGATTCTGTATTGGACTATGCTGATCTTACACAACGTTGGCCAGTGGTTATCTTTGAACCGGATCTGTTTGGTGCCATGATGAACAAACTGTCCAACAGATACCCTGCTGAACTGATTGGCACCAACTACCATCCGGACGTGCCTATTACTGATAAAACTCGCTACATACATACTATTAAAGGTCTCCGTGGTGTGGATCGCATACCATTACTGATTACAGCCGCTGGTATGATATTTGGTGGGGACCGTCAATTGATGATACAACGTGCCGAAAAGATCGTATATTCCGCCCAGGCAGTATATACTAAGGGACATACTGATAAAAAGGTCAAGACAATTGCAGGCTAAATTAATCATTCGCGACGAAGTCAATGTAAAGATTGAAGGACTGGAATTAACTGACCGTAAAAAGCTGGTGGATAAATTCAAATACGAAATCCCCGGTGCCCGATATCAGCCAGCAGTACGTCTGGGACGTTGGGATGGCAAAGTAGCATTTTTTCAGTTGGGTGGCAGCAGCTACATCAATCTGTTGCCAGAGATATTACCCATTGTGGACAACATGGGCTATGATATTGAAGTTCAGGATTTAAGAACCTATCGCACACAGTTTGAGTTTTTAGAATTTCACGAAGATACATTCAGCCATATCCAGTGGCCTGAAGGCCATCCTCAGGCTGGTCAACCCATCAAGTTCCGGGATTACCAGGTGGAGATCATCAACAACTTCCTGCAAAACCCACAGAGCATACAAGAGATTGCCACAGGTGCTGGCAAGACCATCATGACGGCTGCACTGAGCAAAAGCGTGGAGTCCTATGGTCGCAGTATCATTATTGTGCCCAACAAGAGTCTGGTGACACAGACCGAGGCAGACTACATCAACATGGGACTGGATGTGGGTGTGTATTTTGGCGACAGAAAGGAATACGGACGTCAGCATACCATCTGCACCTGGCAGAGTCTAAACATACTGCTAAAGAAGACTCAGAATGATGAAACTGAAGTTACCATTGGTGAATTTATTGAAGATGTGGTGCTGGTCATGGTGGACGAAGTTCACATGGCCAAAGCCGACGCACTCAAGACATTGTTAACTGGTGTGTTTGCTCATGTGCCCATACGTTGGGGGTTGACCGGCACAGTGCCCAAGGAAAAATACGAGCAGGTTAGTATATTTTGTAGTCTGGGGTCTGTGGTGGGACAACTCAGTGCAAGTGAATTACAAGAAGGTGGCCACCTGGCTCAATGTCATGTAAATATAGTACAGTTAGCCGATTATGTGGAATACAAAGAGTATCAGACTGAACTCAAGTACCTTACTGAAAACGCCGAGCGTCTAGATTACATTGCACAATTAGTGGATAAAATTAAAGATTCCGGTAATACCCTAGTATTGATCGACCGCATTGCCACGGGCCGACTGCTTCTAGAGAGATTGCCAAATGCTGTATTTGTATCGGGTTCCACCAAGGCCCAAAACCGAAAAGACGAGTACGATGAAATTGCCACCAGTACTGACAAGATTATTGTGGCGACTTACGGTGTGGCCGCTGTGGGTATTAATATTCCTAGGATTTTTAATCTGGTTCTTCTGGAGCCCGGAAAGAGCTTTGTCCGAGTTATACAATCAATTGGGCGGGGCATTAGAAAAGCTGAAGATAAAGACTTCGTCCAAATCTGGGACATAACCAGTACCTGCAAGTTCGCAAAAAGACATTTAACCAAACGCAAGGCTTTCTATAAAGAAGCCAACTACCCCTTCACCGTGGAAAAAACAGACTGGCAATGAGAATACTTACCCTAGAAAACCGCAGTTACGAGATGAACGAAATCCCCAACGAGATTGATGAACTCAATTTCTGTGTGCTGGATAATAGCAACCCCAAAGAGCCTGACTACTTCTTTATTCCACTGATTTTTATGGAATCGTTTAATAGTCCTGCCCTGGTGCTAAGAATTGGCGACAACATTATCAAGATGCCAGTGGATTGGCAATTACTGATTGGTGAAAAGGACGTAGGTGACCTGGAAGTGGTTCCACTGACCAGCATCAATGATCGTGGATTTAGTGCCTTTGCATTTAACCCACGTGGCAGCTTCCGTCCAGACTTTTATCCAGTGGAGATTGTGGACATCTATCAGGATGTCAAATGGTATTTCCCCAAATTAAAGCCGGGACAGATGCTGGCAGTACCGTTGGAGGCCAACGTGGACAACCCCATGTGTGCTTATTTTGTTAAAGATATCAGTCGTCAGAGTGAAGTAGTTAACTACAATTTGGTGTGGTGATGATGGTCAAAAAGATTACTGAAGTCACAATATATGAAAGCCCAGACGGTGGTAAAACCGTGTACAGTAGAACCAATGGCAGTCCCATGCGAAAACTGCATTCTGTCAGTAGTGATTTAGAAACCGAGATGGATCGTGTCCAGCGTGAAGCTCAGTGGATGGCTATACTGAAATTGAGTGAGCGTAGTCCTGCTTTACAAGAAGCCATTGATCGTGTTATAGTGTTATACGAGCTACAGAAAGGTGAGGGTGATGATCCCACAATGTGGCATCCAGTATAATTGGAGGCGTTATGAGTAACGAAGAAAATAAGTTAGCACACGGTCGTCGTATTCAACAAAAGAATAGGCATATCGCTCGCCAGGTTCGTATCAGACAAGCACATGGATTTAACCGATTAAATGATGCCACTGCACCAGGTGGACAAGTGGAAGCAAACCCACATCGTTATCATAAAGTAAGCGGCGTGACCTGCGGTAGCAGCAGATGTATGATGTGTGGAAACCCACGTAAGTTTTTTAAAGAACTTACCATGCAGGAAAAGCGTCAGATGCAGGACGCAGAGCACGTTCGTAACAGACACAGTAACGGAAAAATCCCAGAAGATGAGTGATAAATTAAGCATTGGTAATGAAATGCGACAATTCGATTTAAAGAATCGTGACTTTTGCGACAGTCTGGATGATCAGGAAATTAAAAAATTCAGTCCATTCCTGATGATTCGCTGGGGCGCCACTGTGCGTGGCCCTGCTGATCTTCAGGCATACTATCTAATGAGTGTTAATGAAAACCTCAATAAACATTTCTTTGACATCAGTGCCACACAGCACAAAAAACTACAGTGGTTATTGGCCACAACTGTGAGTCCTGGTATGGGTGTTCAGCGACACGACTGGCTGGCGGCCAAGAAAAAAGAAACTGGCAACAACAAAGTTGAAAAATTCCTTTTCCAGATATTCCCCAATCGCAAGCCAGATGAGATTCAGCTGATGGCTCAGATCAATACCAAAGATGAACTAAAACAAATGGCCGGTGAACTGGGCTGGGACGATAAAAAGATCAAAGAGTATCTATGACGTTTGTTTGTCGCTATTGCACCAAGGATTTCAAACGCGAATCCACCCTGACGGCTCACATGTGTGAGCCAAAACGTCGTTGGCAGCAGGAAAAAGAATCCTGGGTGCAACTGGGTCTCAAGGCATATCTACGCTTCTATGAGATAACACAGGGTAGTGCCCGACTCAAAAGCTACGAAGATTTCGTGGTTAGTCCCTACTATAAAGCATTTGTGAAGTTTGGCAGCTATTGTCAACAGATACGATGCATTAACTTTAGTAACTATCTGGATTGGCTGCTTAAAAATAACCGGAAGCTGGACAACTGGACCAGTGATAAGTTATACGCTGAATGGTTACCAGGTTACATACAGAAAGAAGCACCACAAGATGCTCTGGAACGTGCCCTGAAGGAAATGCAGGATTATGCTGATGACCATCCTGAACTTAAGAATGGATTCATTGATTACTTTCGATATGGCAACGTCAATCGTGTATGTTATCACATCAGCACTGGTCGTATCAGTCCCTGGATAGTGTATAATTGTGACTCGGGTATAACTTTTTTGGATGAGTTGTCATCAGAACATGTGATGATGGTATTGCCCTGGATTGATCCCGATTATTGGCAGCGCAAGTTCAAGGACTACATGGCAGATGCTGAGTGGGTCAAAGACATATTACAGACGGCAGGGTTATGAAATTTTCATCAGACATTGATATAGACTTTCCCAACAGAGACCAGGCCCTGGCACATTTACGCCACCATCCTGCTGGAATTCAGCGTGATGGGCAACTGATCCGGCACAATACTGGCATTTACACCACTCGAATACCCACTGATCCTTTTACTGGGGTCGCTAGTATAGATCATCACGATGCTGAAAATCGTGGATACATCAAGCTGGACTTTCTGAACGTCAGCTTGTATCAGCGTGTTCAGTCTGAAGAGCATTTGGCTCAGCTGACTAATCAGGAACCAGAATGGGATAGATTGTACGATCCAGAATTCTGTGCGCAGTTAATACACATCGGCAATCATTATGATACACTGATTCGGATGCCTGAAGCAGTTAACAGCATACCCAGAATGGCTATGTTTTTGAGTGTGATTCGTCCGGCGAAACGGCATTTAATTGGAAAACCCTGGACCGAAGTAGCCTC